CACACTTTACCCTCTGACAAAATTTTTGGTCTGGGTAGTGGGGGTTTAGGTATCTGAATAAAAGTTTTACTGCAAGTATTCTTACCATAGAATAATTCTGATGCATTTTTACATTCTTCTAATGTTTCGTAATCTATCTTGTAAAACTGTCCGTACATACCATCTAGTTCAAAACAAGCATACCCAAACGTGTCACCATACGTCTCGTTAGTCCACTTCTGACACGCATCCGCTGTAGTGAAGTATGCTACCATCATAATAGTATAAAGTGTTATCATCTTTCGCTTTCCCTTTCTCTCATCCAGTATTTTTCCCACTCCACTGCTTTCATTATTTTACTATCATTCCAACAAGTATTGCAGTATCCCCAAGTGCTTTTATTTATAAGAGGAATATCGCAAGCCAAACAATTACCCTCTTCGTTAGAACCCATCATTATCACCCTCTCCCATCTTGGGGTATTCATTTTTTCTCTCCTTTTTTAGTTCGCCCCCTATCACCAACTAGGGGGCTAGATGTCTCGTACCCTAACCGACAAGATCAGTAGACTAATGAGGTAATGTACGGAGTACCATTACAAGGAGTGCCTACCTCTTGTTGCAGTGGATATTTTATGCCGTAGGACTCTCACTGCTTACCCTACTCGATGGACAAACTAAGAAACCACCGATTGCCACATTCATCTTAGAGGGTGGGTCAACTCTATCATACTTTTCATGTCTGCCATCAGTTCATCAACATTATCCTCGTTGATAACCATGGAGAACCCACCTGCTCTTTTTATATCTTCTAAGTTTTTTTCTTGTAATGCCGTAGGCTTATTGCTACCAGACTTACACTCTATCCCAAAAAACTTACTACGATAACACGCTACTATGTCTGGCACACCACTCTTACCATACCCATAAGTCATGGGATAAAAGTAATACGCATCCATAGCTTTCAACTGCGCTACTGCTTTTCTTTTTACTTTAGCCTCTGGTGTCATTAAAACGGAACCTCCTCGTCTTTACTGCTTGGTAGCCAAA